AAGAAATGGGGTCGGCGCGGAAATTGCACTGTAGATGGCAAGCTTTCGTGGCTTGACGTGCAGAAGCTGGCGATTGAGAGTCTTTGCCGGGATGGCGAGGTCTTTATCGTTAAGCATCGTGGCGCTGACTTCCATGATTCTTTTGCATTAGAGTTCATTGAGCCAGATCAGGTGGATGAGCAGAAGAATGAGCGCCTATCCAACGGAAATGAAATCCGGATGGGTATTGAGCTTAATCGGTTTAAGAAGCCAGTTGCTTACCACGTTCTGACCTATCACCCTGGTGATTACGATTACACTACGGCATCGAAGCCGACTAAGCACATTCGGATTCCTGCTGAGAAAATGTGTCACTTATTCATGCCGCTGCGCGCAGGACAGACCCGCGGAGAGCCGTGGATGTCGCCGGTCATGTCAGGATTGAAGCAGCTTGGAGCATTGAGAGAGGCTGCGGTAGTAAATGCGCGAATTGGCGCTAGCAAAATGGGATTCTTCACGTCGCCTGCCGGTGACGGGTTTGTTGCTGACGATTTGGATGGCGCTGTGCCAATCATGGATGCGGAGCCTGGAACCTTCCATCAGCTACCCAACGGCGTTGATTTCACGGCATTTGACCCGCAGTATCCATCAAATGAGTTTGATTCCTTTCACAAAGCTGTCTTGAAGGGCATCGCTAGCGGTTTAAGCGTTAGCTATACATCGTTGAGCAATGACCTTGAGTCAACGAGTTATTCCTCTATTCGCCAAGGCGCACTTGAGGAGCGAGATTACTACAAAAATGTCCAGCAGTTCTTTCTCGATCATTTCATTATGAATATCTTTTCATATTGGCTTGGATCGGCTATGGAAGTGAATAGTTTTGGCATTCCGCTGGCTCAGTATGATCGTTTTTATGATGCTGCATCGTTCCGCGCTAAAGCATGGTCATGGGTTGATCCTCAGAAAGAGATGAATGCGGCAGTGATCGGAATGAAGAACGGCATCTTGTCTATACAGGATGTTGCTGCTCAGTATGGCAAGGACGTGGAAGAACTATTTGCCCAGATCCAACGTGATAAAGCCCTTGCGGAGCAGTTTGGTGTTAAATTTGCGCTAGAGCCGTATGGTGCGACTCAAGTTGGAATCGTGCCCGATGTAATAGGTGATGATGATGCCGAAGTACAAGGGTAAGGAAATTAATACAAAGCCATCCGAGGGCATGGTTGCAGAAGCCAAGCGCGGGCTTGAGTGGCGCAAGGAGTATGGCAGGGGCGGCACTGAAATAGGCGTTGCCCGGGCAAGAGATATTAGTAATGGGAAAGACCTTTCGCTCGATACAGTCAAGCGCATGAGATCTTTCTTTGCTCGCCATGAAGTGGACAAGCAGGCAGACGGTTTTTCACCCGGGGAAGATGGTTATCCCAGTGCTGGTCGTATTGCATGGGCGCTGTGGGGCGGTGATGCAGGCCAATCATGGGCGAACAAGATTGTTAAGTCGATGGACGCTGCGGATGAGCGTCAAGAGGATATACATATGGACGAAGATGAAAAGGACATCAATGAAATAGTTGATGACATTGAAGCCAATGGTGCGCCAGCCCCAGAACAAGAGCAGAAGGACGAAGAAAGAGCAGAGCCTGATGCGCTTAGTGTTGGCGATTTTGTCTCATGGGACTCATCAGGCGGAAGGGCCACTGGCAGGATTGAGCGTATTGAGCGTGATGGTGAAATTAACGTCCCAGGGGCCGATGTAACTATTATCGGCTCAGAGGATGATCCAGCAGCGCTCATAGCCCTCTATCGTGACGGGGAAGAGACAGACACTAAGGTCGCTCACCGATTCTCTACACTTACTAAGGCAAGTAAGCCAGAGGATAGGGCTGAAGAGGTCATAGTGGAGCATAGGGCTATGGAGCTTGATATGTCTCCCGTGGATGAGGAAAAGCGCACTGCTCGCATTGCCATTTCTTCTGAGGAGCCTGTAGAGAGATCCTTTGGTAAGGAAGTATTAGAACACTCAGCAGAGGCGATTGATTTGTCGTTTCTCGCTAGCGGACGCGCCCCGCTTCTTCTCGATCATGATCCAGAGAAGCAAATAGGTGTAATAGAATCGGTAGACCTCGATGACTCGGCGCGGCGACTCCGTGCGACTGTTCGTTTCGGAAGAAATGGACTTGCCAGAGAGGCATTCGATGACGTTGTTGACGGCATTCGTGCCAATATCAGCGTTGGATATGCCATCAAAAAGATGGAAAAGGACAAGCGGAGTAGTGACACCTATGTCGCGAAATCGTGGCGTCCAGTAGAAGCTAGTTTAGTATCGATTCCTGCCGACGTGACTGTGGGTTTGGGGCGATCTGATCAGGCTGCTGAAGAACCCGTAATTAAAACTGACTTTAAGGAGGACAAAATGTCCGAAGTCGATATTGCAGCGGTTGAGGCAGATGCCAAGAAATCCGCACAGCGCAATGCCGCTCAGATTGTTGAGCTTGGTGCGCGTCACAGCCGTTCTGACTTAGCTCAAAAAGCTATCTCAGATGGTAAGTCTATCGAAGAGTTCCGTGGTGAACTGCTTGATGTTATCGGAAGCGAGCGCGCTCTCGAGGCTCAAGACGTTGGTATGACTGAGCATGAAGTAAAGCGATTCTCTCTGGTTCGCGCTATTCACGCTTTGGCTAACCCAACTGATCGTCGCGCTCAAGAAGCCGCTAGTTTTGAGTTTGATTGCTCTGACGCTGCTTCTGAGCAGTATGGTCGCGCGGCTCAAGGCATCATGCTCCCCGCAGAAGTTCTGCGTAACTGGAAGCGTGATTTGAACTCTGCCGACGAAGCTGAGTTGTTCACCGACGATTTCCGCGGTGGAGACTTCATCGATGTACTGCGAAACTCTTCGTCTGTAATGCAGGCTGGTGCTCGTATGCTTGGTGGACTCTCTGGCGATGTGAAAATCCCGAAGAAGACTGCCGCAGCTTCAGCAGCGTGGATCGCCAGTGAAGGCGGTGTATCTAGTGAGAGCGAAATGACCGTAGGTCAGGTCTCAATGTCTCCTAAGACTCTTGGTGCGTTCACTGACATCACCCGTCAGTTGCTCATCCAGAGCTCTTTGGATGTTGAGGCTCTTGTCCGTGACGATCTAGCGCAAGCTATCGCACTGGCAATCGACCTCGCTGGTCTGGAAGGATCTGGCTCTAGTGGTCAGCCAACTGGTATCCTCAACACTTCTGGTGTTAACACGGTTACCGCGTTCGCTGCTGCTAACCCAACCTTCGCAGAAGTAGTGACTCTTGAGACGGCTGTAGCCGAAGATAACGCTTTGCTTGGCAACTTGGCATACATTATGCCTGCGGCTATGTACGGCGCTCTCAAGACCACTGAGAAGGCTTCTGGCACTGCTCAGTTCGTAGTTGAGCCAGGCGGCACCATAAACGGGTACCGCGGTATCGTTTCTAATCAAGGAACGGCTGGTAACCTGTACTTTGGTAACTTCTCTGATCTGTTGGTCGGCATGTTCGGTGGACTCGACATTGTCGTTGACCCCTACACTGCTAGCACCTCTGGCACCATTCGTGTTGTTGCTCTCCAGAGCATCGACGTGGCGGTACGCCATGCAGTCAGCTTTGCCTTCGGCAACGACAGCTAAACAAGTCGGGGGCTTCGGCCCCCTTCTTTACTTGAACCCATTTGCGAGTGGCTTCAATTAAGGAGACAAAATGAAATACAAAGTGGTTAAAGGGTGTGTGATTAAGGGGTCGATTCATCAGCCAGGAGAGGTTGTTGAGCTTGATAAGGATCTTGCTAAACAACTGATGGGTATTGGTCGCGTTATGCCGCATGATGAGGTAGAGGCCGAGAACCGATCGGTAGGTCTAGACTGCTCTTCAGAGGAGCCTGCAAAGCGCAGAGGTCGCCCTAAGAAGGTGGAAGAGCCTGCTGAGGAAGCGCCAGAAGAATGACGGTAGAGACTCTTGCAGACAGAAGGTTGATGATCAGGGACTTCGGTATCGACGTTTCTTATATTCCCCTGTCTGGGGGTCGAGCCACATTTAAAGGCATTTTTGACAACGAGCATTCTCTGGAAGAGGTTGGCGGGAGCGTGGCTTTCTCTGTATTGCAGCCGCGGTTAACGTGTGTCACTGCTGATGTAAAAAATGTTGTTGAGGGAGACGTTATTTCTTTTCCCGTCGATAATGTTACGACTAATTATGTTGTCAGGGTGTCGATGCCAGATGGCACCGGGATCAGTGAATTGCAGTTGGAGAAACAGTGAGCCATTTAAGGACTCAGATTAGACAGAGGATTGTCACCAATCTTACTGGCCTGACTACCACGGGAGCGAATGTGTATGACACCCGTGTCTATCCGCTCGCGTCTGACAAGCTCCCTGGGCTGGCGATTTATACCAAAGCGGAAACAACCGAATATGAGACAATGCGTCCACCTAGAACTTTAAGGAAGACGATAACGGCAGTCATTGAGATATACGTCAAAATGACTTCTACGTTTGATGAGGTTCTTGATACTATTGCGGCTGAAATTGAGGCCGCTCTGTATTCAGATTTAACACAGAATGGCTTGGCATTTGATACCAAGGTTGTGTCTTTTGAGGCTGATTTTGGAGGAGATGCGGAGCAGCCTCTGGGTCAGGGAACAATGGAGGTTGAGGTTATCTATGCCGCAACCGAAGGAAGCCCAGAGGGCTAATTTTTTGCGTTTAGAGGATATTTAGATGGCTACATCAATTGGTAAGGACGGGGCTGTTTACGTTGACAGCCAAAGCAATGCTGTTGCGGAGGTAAGAGATTGGTCTCTTGAGACTACATCTGAGGTCGTTAACGACACTGTGATGGGTGACACTTGGATGAGCAACAAAGCCACGCAGAAGTCATGGACTGCATCTGTGAACTGTTTTTGGAGTGATGGCGATACCACTGGTCAGGATCTGCTGGTCGAAGGCGCTGGCGTCACGTTGAAGCTGTATCCAGAAGGAAACACATCTGGAAACACATACTGGTACGGTAATGTGATTATCACTTCGGTGAGCAAGTCTTTGTCCTTCGATGGACTCGTTGAGATTTCATTTAGTGCTACCGGAAATGGCGCTCTGACAGAAGACTCAGTATGAGTAAATTAATTGAAGTCGCCGTTTCTCACTTCAATGCGAGAGAAGTGAGACGGATGGAAGTTCCTGAGTGGGAAACCACTCTGTATGCGAAGAACCTTTCTCTCGAGGATAAGCACAAGTGGCTGAAGCGAGCGAAGGGGGAAACGGATGAGTATCTGCTCTACGCTGTTATTTTTGGCGTAACGGATGAGAACGGCGATGTGGTTTTTGATGTAGGCGACAAGCATGTATTGAAAACCAGTGTTGATCCAGAGGTGTTGTCTAGGATTGCTAACTTTGTACTAGAGGTTGATGCTAAAACCGAAGAGGAACGCGAAAAAAACTCATAAATGATCAAGGTGAGCCCACTGAACTGTATTTTATGTATCAACTTGCAGAGCACCTTGGTCAACCCCTAGCAACTATCCTGGGCATGACGGTAGATGAGTTTAATCATTGGTTTGCTTATTTGCAGATAAAGAATCGGAAGATAAAGGAAGCCTCGGATGGCAGTGACACAAGAAGTCGTAGTCGGCAACCTTACCGCCGTAGATAATACTCAAGTAGCATTTAATAGTATTCAGCGTAGCGCCAGAAACACACAAAAAGCCGCCAAACAACTGAATGGTCAATTTAGAATGCTCCGCGGAGGAGCAGGACAGCTAGGCCATCAGATTCAAGATATTGCAGTTCAGTTAAGCATGGGAACCAATGCGATGATCGTTTTCGGTCAGCAGGGTTCCCAGATTGCCTCTCTCTTTGGCCCCAAGGGCGCAATGATTGGTGCGTTTGCGGCAGTTGCAGCCGCAATCGGCGTAGTCTTCATGCGAGACACGAAGGCAGCTAGCGATGAACTCAAGACGTTTGGTGATCGAGCGATCCAAGCGGCTAGAGAGGTTGGGATTCTTACAGATGTCTCAAGAGCATTTCTAACGGAAATCCAGCGAGGAAGAGTCAATCAGGCTGCAACTGAATACCAGACCTATAAATTACGCCTACAAGAATCGCAAGACGCTGCGCTTGCATTGCAGCGCGATATAAGAGCTTTAGAAACTGGTGTGCTGACTGGTAGTCAAGCCTTTCGATTGCAAGGTGAGACAGTTCAAAGTCTTACTGCCG